ATCATTCTATAGTTTGATAAATAAGTCGCCACATTATTTCTTAATGTATTAGACAACACTTCGGTTAATTGACCATCAGCATCGTAAGCCAACATTTGAACAACTATTTTATTATTGTTTTCAGTAATCCCTACTTTAGCAGGTGCCCCGAATTTACCAGGCATTGTTGCAATCAATGTTTGATAATCATTTACCGTAACTGCTCTTTTTTGTGATGAGAAGTTAAAACCAACCATGTTTCTTACTTCTTCAGTTGTTGGTTGATTAGCACCACCAATAGCTGCGGTAACATTATTCACAGTTAATGAATTACTAACTGTTTGGTTAACACTGTCTGAAGGTCCATTTACTGAGAAGTTAATAGTACCTAATTGATTAATAGCATTAACACCAATATTTGATGATGTACCACCACCAATTCTATATTGAATGAACAATGTAGTATTTGGTGTAACTGTAAGACCTAAACCAATATTATTTTGGTAATCTTGAATTCTCATCGGAATACCTGTTTGTGAGAATTGTGCTAATTGTTGGTCAGGAGTTGTTGTACCACCACCAAAAGTCATCTTTAAGAAACCTTCAGGTGTATATTCTGAAATAAATCTATTATCTGTTTCTAACCACTTACCCACTTTAACACCAGCAGAATCTGCAGGTTTTGTTGGGTCCTCAATAAACACTCTTGACTCAGCTAATGCATCAACCTCATACCATTTATTAGGTGAACTTATAAATTCTGAATATGTTGGTGTGGCTTGATAATTTGTCCCGTCCTTTTGTATTACTGATGTTATACCTAAAACATTTCTTTCAGGTAAAAATATTTCATAAAAAGGAATAACATCACTTGGATTGATAACCTGTTTAAAAACTTTTGTTATACCATTAACGACAGTTTCTCTTTTTGTTATGGTGTAGTTAATTAGTTTATTATTGGAATCAAAATTAGGAATTTTGATTCTATTTGGAAACCCACTATTATTATATGGTGAGGCAAAATCAATGTCATAAACATTTTCAAATGTTTGTCCTCCACCAACAACTTGAGAACCCGCTCTTAGAATACCCAAATATCTTGCATCTTCTTTATCACCAAATGCTGGTACAGTGATTGAAAAATCTACCATAGAAACTGAAGGTCTGTAACCAGGTATTTTTAATCCGTATGTTCTTGCAATGTTATAAACAGATGAACGCTGTTGTGCATATTGTAATACAGTCTCTTGGATACTACGGTCAATGTGGTAATGTAAGTTATCACCAATGGCTGCGTTAAGGTCTAAGAATACAGAAAATACTGAAGCATCATTGAAATTATCAATAAGTTCAGGATAGTATTGTCTAGTGTAATTTATGAGGTCCTGTCTTAAACCTTCAAAATCTCTTTCAGTATAAGATATTTTTTTATTTGCCATATACTATTAAATATTGATAATTATAAAATCTTTTGACTCAAATGCCTTATCATCAACACTGTAATCAATTCTTAATTTTGCTGTGTATTCTTCAGTCCCTTTTCCAGGTATTCTATAAACCGCACCACCAATCTTCTCATAATTCAACTCACCTTGTGCCTCTAAATCGTCAATATATGGTGTTAAGGTGATGTCTTTTATTGTCAAATTTGGAATGAATTTATCTACCGCCTCTCTGATATCTGCCTTAATGGCTTCAAATGTTGGTCCATCCATTGGTTCGAATATAAATTCATATATCCTCGTACCAAAGTCAGGTAGGTAGTATCTAGTACCCTTTTTAGTAAGAATTAAATGTAAAAGGTCCGTCCTTATCTCTTCAACACTACTCTGTGAAAGAGATAAATACTTTCCTTGTAAACTATCCCTAAAAGGGAAATTAACACCGTATGTAAAACCATCTGCCATTATACATAAATATATTAGTCTAATAAATTATAAAAAAAAGAGGACCGAAGTCCTCTTTATTATTATAAGTTGTTATTTTTAACAATTATCCTTCACAAGCAACACACTGAAGGTCGTTCAATCCCAATTTTTTTCTTGCGAAAGCTTGAGCCGAATTCATTGAGTGTTGATAGTATAATGTCTTAACTCCCAACTGCCATGCGTCGATTAGAAGTTTGTTAACATCCTTAGTTGGCATGTCAGGTGAAATCATTAAGTTCAACGACTGTGCTTGGTCGATGTAATCTTGACGAACCGCAGCCATATTGATAATTGATGCTTGGTTAATTTCAGAAAAAGTTCTAAACACATCTTTTTGTTCGTCAGTTAAGAAATCCAAATGTTGAACTGAACCGTCAGCCTTCTTAATACTGTTCCAAACCTCTTTAGTGTCTTTACCTAATTCAACCAATAGATTTTTAAGTATTGGATTTTTAATAGTCACCTTCATTTTAGCAACATCCTTCACATAACAATTAGACCAAATTGGTTCGATTGATTGTGATACTTGACCTAAGATAAAGGCAGATGATGTTGTTGGTGCAATAGCATTCAATGTAACATTTCTTCTACCGTACCCAATCAAAGTTTCAGGTTCACCAAACATTTTAGCCAATTCTTCTGACGCTTTGTATGATTTATCTTTAATAAGTTTAAACACCTCAACGTTTAATCTTGCCGTTTCTCTTGTATCAAAAGCCAATCCTTTTGATTGAAGTAGTGAGTGCCAACCCAATACACCTAAACCTAATGCTCTTTGTCTTTTAGCAAAATTGTATGCCTTTTCTAAATAAAAGAATGCTCTTTTACCTTCAATGGTACCATTGTCACGAATGTCTTCAATCTTTGTTAAGAATTCAGTAACAACAGCATCTAAGAACATTGTCATAGTCTCAACCGCATCTGTGTCTTTCCACTCATCATAATAAAGTACATTCATAGATGAAAGAACACAAACAAATGATTCTTCTTCTGAGTTATGAAGAGCAATTTCAGAACAAAGATTTGAATTATAAATCTTCATACCTTTGTCTTTATAAACCTCAGGCGCCTTATTGTTCATGGTATCATGGAACATAATGTATGGATACCCAATCTCACCACGTCTCTGAATTACCTTAGCCCATGTCGCTCTCTTTTCTTCGTCACCTTCAATCATTTCTTTCATGAATTGGTCAGTAACAGTAACCGCGTGTGTCAAATCTTGGATAGGCGCTCCTTCAGTACCAATCTCAAGGAATTCCATAATATCAGGATGTTCTACAGGAAGATATGGTGAAAATCTACCTCTACGTGTTGAACCTTGGGAAATGTTATCTACAACACTTTCAAACAAATTCATGAAGTGTACTGAACCAGGTGCGTGTCCGTTGTCGGTAATCTCAGCACCTCTTCCACGAATGTTTCCGAAGTATCCTGAAGTACCACCACCCATCTTACTCATTTCTCCAACTTCCGCTTGTGTATATAAGATAGACTCAATATTATCACCAATATTAGAACCAAAACAACTTACAGGTAAACCCCTCTTTTTTCCAAAGTTTGCCCAAACAGGTGATGATAGTGAATACCATCCTTTACCCATATAGTCGTAAAATTTATCGGCAAACCCTTCAATACCTAATAGTTTTTCTGCATGGTCTGCAATAGTTCTAATTCTATCCAAAGGTTGTTCACCTTCACTTAAATACCCTCTACGGAGAAACGTGATTGATTCATCGTTAATCCAATCGAAATCTTTTCTATTATTCATTTTTTATTTTTAATTTTTTGTTAAAACAAGTCGTTATGTGTAATTGACTTACTTTTCTTACTGTAATTGATACTTCTCTTATTGAAGAAATCTGTATGTTTTGTTGTTAGAATCTCATCATCAAACCATTCAGTAGTTTCTAATAGTTTTTCATCAACATGGAAAATACTGTCAATACCTATAGAGTTTAATGATAGATTAAAACGGTGTTTAATAAACTCTATTGTTTGTGATTTAGTTAAGAAATCTAAATCTCCCTCTTCAAAAATCCAATCAACAATATCTGACTCAGCACTAAACGCTTCCATAGTCGCATCAATCAAATCTTCAACTAATTCAGGTGTCCACCATGATGGGTTTTCTTTTTTAATTAGGTTAACTAAATCAAATCCAAACTCAGCGTGAATGTTTTCTTCTTTTGAAGTTGCTTCAACCGCATTACTCATACCTTTCAACATGTTTTTGTGTTTGTTAAATGACATAATAACAAGGAATTGTGAGAACAATGAAACGTTTTCTACAAACATTGAGAATAATACTACCGACTCAAAGTAATCTCTGTTTTCAACTGACTTTGAGTGAATAATTGATTTTTCTAAATACTTGATTCTTTTTCTGATTGCAGGAACTTGTAGTAGACTTTCGAACTCACTATTCAATCCTAATACTTGAATTAAGTTAGAATAAGCGTCTGCGTGTCTTACTTCAGACTCAGCGAATGTTGCTCCAACATTACCAATTTCAGGTTTTGGCATTCTCTTATAAATGTCACCCCAAAATGTTTTTACCGCAATTTCAATTTGTGAAATAGCCAACATTGCTCTTTGTACTGCCGTTCTTTCTGCATCTGATAAGTGTACTTTAAAGTCCTGAATATCTGATGTGAAGTTAAACTCAGTGTGTACCCAATATGAGTGTCTAATAGCATCTACATATTCTACCAACTCAGGGTATTCATAAGGTTTCAAATTTAATCTTTTAGAGAAGATGTCAGGTCTATGTTTAGAACGATAAATAATGTACTCTCTAGCAACATCATTTAGACCGTTATCCATCAACTTATTCTCAACCATCTCATGGATTTCATCAACATGAGGTACTCTATCTTTGTCCTCTCTGAATAAACTTTTTCTGGCAATTCTTGCAATTTTTTCAGCCATTTCATGGTCAACCTTATCAATACTGTTCATTGCTTTGGTTACCGCATTTTTAATTTTTTCTTCTTCAAATAAAACTTTTTCCCCACTTCGTTTAATTACGAAACGAGCATCTTTTTCTTCTAAATTTACGAGGTTATCCATATTCTTTTCTTTAATTATAGTTGATTTTGTTGCTTACGTTTGTCAAGCAACTCTTTGATTCTCAGTCTATTTTTCTCTTCCTTCTGTTCTTCTAAACCTAAGAAAGTCACACTTTGTTCAGTATCGATTTCAAGTAATTCATTATCGAACTTACAATTTTCAAATACAATACCATCTTTACCGATACGTGATTTTGTGATTGCGATTGTGGCTAAATTCATCTCTTTTTGTTGTAGAGACTTAGCTACAGATATGATTACGTGACCAACTTGTGCTTTCTTAATAGAACCACCCATTTGGTCTGTTGTTACCACATCTGAAGATATTGATGAACGGTTACCTTGAGTTGCTGTCCAACCAGCCAAATCCAATTCATGACACATCGCTTCAAAACCTCTCATTACTGAACCTTCACTCTTCCATTCATCACCTAAGTTCTTATCTGGCATGATACAATCGATGTAATCTAATACCACCATATCGATTTTATTACCCTCAGCAATCATCTTTCTGATTTGATTTTTTACCTGATTCATTGTCAAAGTATCTGAAGGTAATTTTTTCAAGGTTAACTTGTTTGGTGTTGTATCCTGAATTGATTTTACTTTGTCTAACACCTCATCTTTGTGTAAAGACAAATTGTCAGGGGCAATACCTGTCCAAAGTGTGAAATGTTTTCTCTGAATAATTTTTGGGTTGTCCTCAAAAAATATTTGTAAAACGTTGTAACCTAAGTTAAATCCGTGGTTTGCAATCTTGGTTAATACTGTAGTTTTACCTACACCTGTCGGTGCTAATATTACTCCAATTTCACCTTTAGCTAAACCACCCTTTAGACAGTTATCAATACCAGGTATTCCAATCGGAATTGGATGTCTAAAATCATCCTGAAGTACTTGGTCCAAATTAGAGAAAACGTCATCAATACCTTGATTTAATTCACCCACTTGTAGTGCTTCCCTAACCATCTCTTCAAGTTTGTCATAACTCTCAAAATCACCCTTATCGATAATTTTTTGAGCTTTACCCATAACCTTCTGTAATTCTTGTTGTTTACAGAACTTTAGTGACTTTTCTTGTACAAACTGATGACCCTGAAAAGGTGCGTCTTTTACCTGTGACAACATGTCCAGAACCATTTTCTGAGCCATAGGTGAAGAAATTTCACTCTTAGTGAGTTGTTCTAATGTTTCAAAAGTAGGAGCGTGTTCATACTTAACATAATACTCCTTGACCATTTGCATTATCAAACGAAAGTATTGATTGTCGAAGTACTTTGGGTCTAGAACATCTACGATTGAATTAGCAAAATCCTTATATAAGATGATATTATTTAATAGTTGTATTTGAAATGTGTTTCCTAGGTATCCAAAATTCTTTTCGTCTGACATAATTTCTAATGAAGTTTAGTTTGTGTGAGTTTTAATAAATATGGTTAATTTAACGAATATCCCATATATTCATGAGTTAAATTTTCAGTTGAAAAAATGTCAGTCAACATACGAAGTATATTTTTTAGTCTTGGGCGTATGTCAACGGTATATCTTACCTTCGGAGGGTATACTTTAGCATCCCAACAAGACTGACAAATTGTCTCATCTCCAATCTTAATTGTCATGTAAAAGTTCTCAGGACCGTCAGTATTTGAGGTGTTCAAAATCTCTTCATCAACTACAATTTGCTCGTAATTTTCGAGTAAGTAATAACATGATTTGTTTGTCAAATCTTTCTTAACATCGTCAATAATGTCATGAATAGTTTCAATCAAATCTAAACTTTTACGAGCGTCAGGATTATACCCTCTGACGTTGAAGTAACGTTGTACTACGATGTTCTCATTTAACTTCAATAAGAACTCAAGCTTTACTACATCATTCTGTTCTTTCATAATTTTAATTTTTGTTTTTAAATCTTCTTTTTTCTTTTCTTGTGAGTTTCATAAAAGGTTGTAGGAATTCAACCCAAGCGTTGTCTTTTTTTGGTAGGTATTTGAAAAGTCCATCTTCCATCATGTACTTTATTAGGTTTTTGTACCCCCTACCTTCAGGGTCCAAGTCTTCTCGATAGTATAATTCTATTTCTTCTTTTCCATCTTCAGTTATTAAAGGGTTTGACAAATCTACAATTTTCTTGTTAATATCTAAAATTTGTTTTCCAAAAGTACCATTCTTTGTTGTTCCTTCAATTAGGTTAATTAAAGTTTTGTTTTTCTTTTCTTCTTTAACTAACTCCTCAGCTCGGTTTAAAATATTGTCAATAGAAGTGGGACTGTCAACTATCTCAGGAAAAAATTTCAAAACAGTTTTTTCACCCATTCTTAAAATACCATCAATATTATCTGATTTGTCACCAGTAATAACTTTAAGTGTTACCACATTTTCAGGAATAACCTCTATGGTACCAAATTTAACCTTATCACCTCTTTTGATGTATTCTTTCTTAAGTGGTGAATAAATTTGTACTTTATCTGAAATTAGTTGTGTTAAATCTTTATCTGATGAAAATATAGTTTTGTTTTCATCTTCAGATATTTTACAATAATATGAAATTGAATCATCTGATTCACAACCATCAAGTGTGACTTGACGTATGAACATTTCTTCCAAATACAGACGCACACGAGACTTCTGGTGATAGAACGACTGTTTCTTTATCTCATTCATCGTCTCACGTCTATTGTCCTTGTATTGAGGATATAGAGCACGTCTTTGGGTGGCATTGTTATTACCATCCCAAAAGACAATT